ACCGCGCACTGATGGCCGTTGAGTCTTCAACAGATCGCGCCGATATGCTTGGAGACTGGGACACCTTCACAGTCGATGGCGTCTCAGTCTCCGGGGTATTCGGTCGCGAGTACGTCGAAGTGAACGGGATGGAGTCCTATTCCCCCGTATTTACGTGCCAGACTGCGGACGTTGCTCATGCCGCAATCGGCGATACAGCGACGGATGAATCAGACGGCGTTGATTACACCATCCGCTCCATTCAACCGGACGGGACCGGGATAAGCGCCCTTGTCCTCGAGGTGGATTGATGGCCGACGCTATTGCAGAGCAGATCCTTGATGCGCTGACAACGACCGTCACGGGCCTGACAACGACTGGATCGAATGTTCAAAGAGCCAGGGTTTACCCTTTTGCAGAGTCCGTAAACTCTGCGCTCACGATCTTTATGGGATCGGATGAGGTCTTACAGGTCCAGGCAAACGACTATATCGACTGGGAGCTGACCGTCGTCTTTATGGCGCACGCAAGAGCAACAGGAAACCCGGATCAGACGTTGAACCAGATCCGAAAAGAAGTCCATGCGGCCGTCATGGCCGACCATACACAAGGCGGTCTCGTGATTGACACTAATCCCGTAGTCGTCGAGGAACCAGAGCTATCCAGCGGTGACAAACCGATCGCGTCAATGCGGGTTGAGTTCAGTTTCCAGTATCGCACCACGCGCACCGCGATCGATGCGTAGGAGGAGCCATGAAGCGCAAAACGATGAAAGTCCACGAAGGCGGGACGCACAAAATCGATCCGAAAACACTGAAAGAGGAAAAAGCCGATGGCGCTGATCCGAAGAAACGTCCTTCTAGCGAAGGATGAGGTTACTTACAACACCGACCCGACGCCCTCGGCGGCGAATGACGCCGTGCTGGTGGAGAATCTGGCATGGGGGCCGGCGAATCAACGCATGATCGCCCGTGAGCACGGAAGGACATCCCTTGCCCCCGTCCAGCAGATTTACGGCGGCACGCTCTGGCAGATCACCTTTGATGTCCGGCTGAAAGGGTCAGGAACGGCGGGGACGGCACCGGAATTCGGCCCTCTGCTCAAGGCGTGCGGGATGAGCGAGACGATCGTCGCTTCAACATCCGTGACATACGAACCCGCCTCGAGTTCGATCGGCTCTTGCACGATCTATGTCTACGAAGACGGCAAGCTGTATCCGGTAACAGGCTGTCGCGGGACGTTTACTTTCGAGGCGGCCGCGGGAGGCGCCGCAAAATTGTCCTTTACCATGACGGGCCATCTCGGCACGCATTCGGACACTTCCCTCCCCGCCCCAACGCTTGACGCCACAGATCCAGTCGCGTTCTTGAGCGCGTCAGCGTCAATCCTGGGGTACTCCTCCCCGGTATTTGAGACGCTGTCATTCGACATGCAGAACAACGTCATTATGCCGTCGAGCGCGAATGCAGCGGACGGTTATGGCGAGATCCGCATTCAGGGGAGAAATGTCACGGGTTCAATCAACCCGGAGGACGTCGCCAAGGCAACGAAAGATTGGATCGGCGAATGGAAGGCGGGCACCTCCGGGGCGCTTCAAACGGGTGTCATTGGTTCGACCGCTGGGAATCGTTGGCAGGTATCGTTCCCAGACGCCTACTACATCGATGTTCCCCCGGGAGACCGAGAGGGGATCAGGACTTTCGATCTCAACTTCGGTGCGAATGAATCCTCGGGGGATGACGAAGTCTCCATCGTGCTGACATGATCAGGGCGCAGGGGACGATCTCGCCCGAGTGGATCACCTCGATCTACGACGAGGACGAGGACAAGACGGAATGGAAGATCGGGCCACTGAACCAGGAACAGCTAGAGGAGGTGTTGTTCGGGTCTGGCCAGGTCGCGGGAATGGTCGAGTTGAGCCCACAGGGCATAAGGACGGCGCTCAAATATGGCCTGCTTGACTGGCGAGGGTTTCAGGATAGCGAGAAAGAAGTTCCATTCTCAAGATCGGAATTCAAGCGGATTCCGGCCGACATTAGAAGCGAGCTGGCCTGGAAGATAATCGGCAAAAGCAGGATCACGGAGGAAGAGGCAAAAAACTGACCATTGCAGCCGAAGTCTATTCAAACGGCCATGCGTTCGACTGCAATCAATGTAAATGGGGCCATCATTGCACCAACGAGCCCGATCCAGCATGGCCGAAATCGAAAGGGCCAGCGCCTATAAAGCAGTGGGCGATCGGCGATGTTCTTGAAACAGACATTTGCCCGAAACCGATGATCACGGATTTTTCATATCAAATGATCCGGCTGTATGGGCATTATCAGAATGGATACCTTCCGAGAGAAGGCGGAATCCTTGATCAGCCAGCTAAATACCTCACCGCGATGGAAATTATAGGGTCTGTAGTCAATGCCAAGAAATCCTAAAGCCAAATATGAGATCCGCGCCGAGGATAAGACCAAAGCGGCGATCGCATCGGCGAGAGGCCGGCTTGATAGCCTGAAAAAGTCCGTTTTTAGTGTCAAGGGAGCGATTTCCGCGCTGGCTGTATCCGGTCTCGGGCTGATGATCAAGAAAAACCTTGAAGCGGCCGACGCGATAGGCAAGGCGGCCGATGCCGCCGGGGTTGGTGTTGAATCTCTTCAGGAATTACGTTTCGCCGCAGAGCGATCAGGGGTGTCAGTCTCCGAGCTTGATGGCGGCTTGCGGCGGTTTAATCGACGTCTTGGCCTGGCGGCGGAAGGTGGCGGTCCGGCTATTGCGATGTTCCGAGATCTCGGGATCTCAATATCAACGACTGATGGCCGGATCAGAAACACCGAACAAGTCCTTGATGATGTCATAGCTCGGCTTGCAAAAATGCAATCGTCTGCAAGGCAAGCGGCGGCGGCATCGGCGTTCTTTGGGGATGATGCAGGCCCGAAACTCGCCTTGCTTTTACAGCAGGGAACGGACGGCATAGACCAGATGCGGCAAAAGGCGCGAGAGCTTGGCCTTGTTCTTGATGAGGATCTTGTTCGTGGCGCAGAGAGGGCGAACGACAGGATAGAGGATCTTCAGAAGCAATTCAGCGTAAGGACAACGCGCGCAATCGTCGAACATACGGATGAGATCATAGCGCTTGCGGACGCAGTAGCGTTTCTCATTGAGAAGATGTCGCAAGGGGTCGGGGTTGTTCAGGATTTTGGCCGCAATCTCGCGGCCATCTTGAATCCTTCTGACCTTGATCAAACAGCATCTCGTATTCTGGAAATACAGGAGGAGATCGAATTCCTAAAGCGGTCCATTGATGACGATAGTTTCGCAATTAGAATGGAACGGTTTTTCGGTAATGTCCCAGAAAAACCGGAGGCAGTGGTCAGGATCCGCGAGCTTAGTAAGGAGCTCTCCCTGCTTATGGAGAGATTCAATCGCCTGAAAGACATCCAGGATCGCATCGAGAACAGAGACACGGGCAGGCCAGAACCAGGCGTACCGACAGAGATCCCCGGCGACACATTAGCAGATGAGGAAGCCGCCAGAGAACTTGAGAAACAGCAAGAAAAGCTCGCTAAAAAACTTGAACAGCTCGACACCTATTTGATGACCGCCGAAGAGCGGGAGCGCGAGGCATTGACAAATCGCGCCTTTCTCATTGAGGAAGCATTCGAGAATGAACTAATCACGGCAGAGAGGCGGAACGAGCTTTTAGCCAAGATCGATCTCAAAGCAAAGAAGGCGCAGCTCGCAAGGGAAAAACAGGCCAACGACATCATCCTTGGGATGAAAAAGCGCAATGTTTCCCAGATTATCGGGATCTTGAGGAGTTTTGCCGGCCAGAATAAGGGACTCGCGATTGCAGCAATCGCCCTCGAAAAGGCGCAGGCGATTTCTGAGACAATCATCAACACGGAGGCGGCGGCTGTTGCCGCAGGCAAGCACGCGGCGGCAGCAGGCGGCGCTCCGGCATTCGCAGCGGCGTATTCAGCCGTAAAAGCAGCGGGCGCGGTATCAGTCGGTCTCATTGCCGCACAGGGCCTCGCGGAGGCGTCTCAGGTCGGCAGTGGCGGCGCATCTCTTGGCACGCCAGCGAACCCGATCAGCGTACAGGACAGAAGCCTTGAAGGGTTCAGCCTTGGGGGAGAGGATAAACAGCAGGAGATTGTCATAAAACTGGGCGAGGAGGAGCTTGGGCGTGTTATCGTCCAACAGGCGGAGGATGGGCGGATCGTATTGCCGTCCAGCGCGATCCAGTAATGGCAAACCCTCGATTCCTCTACTCCAACCTCGTGGATTCAGCCACGATCACAGCGATCACGGAATCCGTGACCTTGCCGGCTTCGAACGTCGCGCATAATCTCCGCTCGCGGGTCTATCGTACTGGTACGACTGTAGCGACGGAGCGGCTTGTCTTCGATATGGGTTCGGCCAAGTCCGTGACGTGCGTTGTCCTGCTCGATCATACCCTGACAAGCGGGGATTCCGGGATCAAGCTGATGGGTAATTCCTCGGACTCCTGGGGCACGCCCGCGTTCACCCAGTCATTGACGTGGAATTCAGGCCCTATCGTTGCCTTCTTTTCTTCCCAGTCCTACCAGTATTGGGCGGTGGAATTTACGAAGTCGGCGTCGTCAGAGACCAGGGATATAGGCCGGATCTTCATCGGCACATATTACGAATCCGCGCGCGATGTTCCATACAACGGGCAGAGCATAAAACAGATTGATCTCTCTAAAACCGGAAGATCGAAAGGCGGGCAGACTTATAGTGATGTGGGGTCGATATACGATCAGATCACGCTGAAGTTCGAGATGATCGCGAACGCGCAATATGACCAATTCAGAACTATTGCAGATGCTGTCGGAACCCACACCCCGTTTTTTGTTTCGTTGAACCATGACACTGAGCCGCAGGACTGGCTCTACTATGTTAAATTTCGGTCGCTGCAAAACTTCACCGGGGCGATTCTCGGCGGGGTGGCGTACTGGAACACATCAATGACGCTTGACGAACAATTATGACTGTCCTGACAGACGCCCTTGACCATCCAGACATCACGCGAAACTTCCTCGCGACAGTAACGGCGGGTTACGCGCCAGCAGTCTGGACACTGGACACCGGGACGACCTATTACGCCGCAGTCACTCGACCTGTCGTTGATTTCAAGGAGGACGGATCAAGTCTTACAGAGCAGTCCGATCTCGCAACAACGCGATCAACGACTGGGTCGTGGTTCTATGACGCGACAAACTCAAGGGTCTATGTAAACCCGACCGCTGGCGCCGATCCTTACACCAAGACATTACAAGCGTTCTACGTCTTCTATTACTCGTTCCATCCAAAGGTCTTCACGATCTCTGGCGATGATGTCTATTTTGAGCCGAGGTTAAAGTCTCTGCCTAATCTTTCGTTGAGGGTCGAGGCGAAGTTCTCAGGGGTCAGTCAGATCGGCGGCGGCTCCCTGACATTCAACAATGAAGACGGGGAGTTTGATTCCCTCATTGATCTACAGTGGGACGCGGGTTCTGTCGTTTTGCGTCTTGGTGTGGATCGGATCACCGACATGGCCTATGCCGACTACCAGGTGATCGGGACGTGGAATGTCTCCAATTACCGGATCGATGACAAGCAGTTCACGCTGACCCTTGTTGAATCAAAGATCAACATCAAGAAGAAGATCCCTTCCACGACTTACGACAGGGATACTTACGCAAACATCCTTGAAGACGATATAGGGCGAGCCGTCCAGGTCGCATACGGGAAGATCAAGGATGCGAAGCCGGTTCTGATTGATACTTCCTTGCTCAAGTTCAAGGTTGCCGGCCATGCAGTGATCTCATTCGATGGCTTGAGGGTGAAGAACGAAACGACAGGGGTATGGGAGTCCAAATCCTTCGCATCAACCGATAAAACAAACGGGGAGTTCACCGTCTCAAGCGCCGATTTCACGGTTGATCAAGAGATCGTCGTTGACTTCACTGGACGGGTAAAGTCCGGCACGCAGCCGATGGACAATCCCTCTGATGTGGTCAAGGATCTGATCACGAACTACGTCGGGGATTCAAACATCGACGCGACGAGCTTTTCAGACTCCTACAACGCCCTTCTTCGTGGAACGAAAAACGATGTGACGATCTCAGCTTTCGCGCTGGCGATCTATCTTGATGAACCGATCTCAGCGCAGGAAGTGATCAGCAAGATCAACCGATCTGTCGGAGCCTATCTTTTCGCCGACTCTTCCGGTCAGTATTTCTACCGCGTCTTCCGCCCCAAGGTCAGCGAGGGATTGACGGAATTCGACGACACGCAGATCAATGACTTCAAGGTCTCAGTCTCAACCGACATCCTGACAAAGCTGACCGCGGAATATGACCGCCGGAATGAGGCGGACTGGGCAGAGGTCTATACGTTCGAGGACGCGTCTAGACAGTACCTTCACGGGGATGAATCGGAATCCTTTGAAAAGGATGAGACGGTATTATCAGAGGTCGAGGACGCGACTCTCTACGCGCAGAGAAGGGTGTTCTACGAAGGTCGTCCGCTGAGGATGT